ACCCCGCCACTACCGGTGGCACTGCAATGGTCATCCTCGCCGCTGATCCCCGGACTATGAGACGGTACGTACTAGACGTCTACTACGAACGGGATGTGCACGCCGAGAAGCTGATCCAGACGATGAAGGATCTGACCGAACGGTACGGAGTGAAAGAGTGGCGCGTTGAGCGCAACGCATTCCAGCGATTCCTGACCCAGCTTGAAACCCTGAGGGACTACATGAACGCCCGTGGTGTTCTGTTGACCCCACACATGACTACACAGTATACGAAGTGGGACGAGGACTGGGGTGTTACCACCCTGATTCCTCTCTTCATGTCATGCGTCGAGGAAACGGGAGAGGGTCATCTCGTTCCCCGGCCCAAGAAGGACGAGTACGGCAACGACACAGTCGGTTCCCACCTGATCGAACTCCCCTCTCCGAGGGGTAACCGAGGGCAGGGACACGAGGGGACCAAGGCTCTGATCACGCAACTGAAGACGTGGGAGCCGGATATGTCGAAGCACTCCCCGACGGACTGTGTAATGGCCTTGTGGTTTGCCGAGATCGCCGCGCGTGAGTTCCTGCTGGGGCGCAGGGCCCAGACCACTACCCGCCGTGCAGGCAGGTTCGTGACCCCCTATATGAGGAACCAGGCCAGGTCCTACCCGAAAGAGCAGTTCCAGATGATTCGTGACGCGGCTGCGTACGGAATGGGCATGTAAATGAACGTGAATGAAAGCCACATCCAGCTTGCCTGCCGTCGCGTTCGCGAAATGCAGGGCAAGTTCACCACACGAGACGTAAATATGCGCATCGTGCGTATGGTCCGAGAGGGTCGTATGCACGAGGTCGCTGATATGGGTCAGTACTTCTCTGATGAACTGCCCCGTTCTACCGCCGCGAACCTGGTTCGTGTGGCGGCTGAGGACCTGCGCAACGTCATGGGTAATCTCCCCGCCCTGGATTGCACGTCCGGCAACGGTGTCAGCAACAACGACAAGAAGAAGGCCACCAAGAAGAACCGGATCGGCCGTGACATCTGGAACGAGTCGAAGCTGGAGACGGAGTTCCCGAACTTCGCCGACTACTACAACTCGTACGGGTTCGCCGTCTTCTCCGTCGAACCGGATTTCCAGCGGAAGATGCCCATCATCAGGGTCGAGGACCCTCGGGGGTTCTACTACCTAAAGGATCGATGGGGTTGTGTCGTCGAGGTGGCCCGCGTATGGGATCAGCCCATCGACGAACTGATTGCCCTGTTCCCTGAGGCTGAAACCCAGCTGAAGGGCACCCAGGGGTATTGGGGTACCGGTTCTATCGAGGTGGCGCGGTACACCCACAAGGATGTGGGCACCATCCTTTTCTGCCCCCGTGCCAACAACCTGGTCCTTCAGACGGTGCCGTCCGTCATTGACGGATACCTTCCGTATTTCATCGTGGAACAGCCCCACATTGGTGACCACCCTATGGGTCGGTTCGATGAGACGGTCTGGATCCAGTACGCGAAGGTATTGATGGCGCAGTACATGTTCCGTGCGGCGGAACGGTCCATCAATGCCCCGGTTGTTCTTCCCAGGGACGTGCAATCCTACGAAGAGGGTATCGATTCCCACATCTATACCGACAACTGGAAGCCGGGCATGGGTACCATGCCGCTGAACGTGCCTCGTGACGTCTTCATGTTCAACGACAAGCTGGAGACAGAGGCGAAGGAGTCGGCCGGGTACCCCGATGCACGTAATGGGCGCATCAATGCCAGCATTGTGACCGGCCGTGGTGTCGAGGCCCTGATGGGTACGTTCGATACCACCGTCAAGACGGCGCAGATGCTGTTCAAGCGGGCGCTTGAGGATGCTACCGAGTACGCATTCATGCTGTACCTGCGGTTCTTCCCGAACAGTCCTCGCACCATCTGTGGTATTGACAACGGTCAGAGCTACAGGCTCACGATGGTCCCCTCTCGGGATATCGGTGACGACTACAAGGTGCAGTGTACATACGGTTTCATGCTGGGTAACTCCCCGGCTCAGGCCGTCATGATGCTGCTCCAGTTCCAGAATGGTGACCTCCTCTCCAAGGAATCAGTACAGGAGAAACTGCCGTGGGACATCGACGTGGATACAGAGAACCGAAAGATCCATGTACAGCGCCTGAATGACGCGATTATGTCCGGTGTTGCCGCTTATGCACAATCTCTCGGTGTTCTAATGCAGCAGGGACAGACGGCTCAAGCTGTATTCGAACCACTTGTTAAACTGATTCGTGCACGTGAGGCTGGACAGGATCTTTCTCAGGCCGCCCTTGAGGCGTTTACTCCACCGGAGCCTGAAGTTGATCAACTGGAAAACGGATCCCCCGCCATGCCGGGAATGCCTGAAGGTATGGGCGGACCCGAAGGTGGAAACCCCGCACTGGGGCCATCGGGTTTGCTTCGAGGCGTGGCACCGGGCCAGGCTGGAATGCCCCCCGGCGGACTCCCAACCATCCTCAACACCGCCGCAGCTCTGAGGGGCGACCAGGGTCGCCCTGAGATGAGCGCAACCATCCTACGAAGGCGAGCGACCGGAGGCCCGTAAATGGGAATCTTTAGGCGTCCCCAGATTCATCAGATTCCCAAGGCCGACATGATGGAACACGAGGCCAGTACCGAGTGCATTTGTGGTCCCAAGGTTGACGAATCAAGTCATCAGGTGTTGGTAACTCACTGGTCGCTAGATGGACGTGAATTCAGGAAGAAGAATGGCTGAGCTGGTAGACGCCAAGTATGGCGAAAACAAGGTGTATGAGGAGCAGCAGAGGGTTATGCCTGCCGCTCAGGCTCAGGCATTGCCACCTGCTCCCACCCCTAACGAGGTGGCCCAGCCCCCCGCTGACGCCCCTTATACGGCCATGCCCCCCCTCAGTGCGTTCAACGCACCGACTGAGCGCCCGGAGGAGCCGGTTACCGCAGGGTCGCCGTACGGGCCAGGGCCTAACGGTATGGCAATGGGGCCACAGGCACCGCTGGCCCCCCACGCTCTATCTCGAACTCTTGCCGAGTACGGCGCTGTGGACGACACGGGGGTTATTGCTGAGCTGGCTCAGTACTTCGACGGGATGAATCTGTAGATGGCAACGTATTGGTACCAGCGTATTCAGAATCCGGACCAGGTAATCCAGAGGGCTACTGCTCCGGTCTCTGACGCACGCCTGCGGTACATCACCAACGCCAAGTACAGTGGGATGTTCAAGGACGAACCTGAGGTTCTTCAGGCATTCGTCAATGCTGACGTGCCTTTCTCCATTGCACAGCGCACCATGGCCGAGATGTCGAAGGCCAAGGCAAAGCAGCGCAAGGACCTGATGGAACAGGCGGGGTATACCACCTCGTCTATGGATCCGTCATGGACGGATGCGTATTCCGATGCTGAGCTGACCCAGAAGCCAGTATTCAATCCACGTCCTTCTGCCCCCATGGCGCAGAAGGGGTTCTTCGGCCAGCTCGCGGACCTCGGCAAGAGTGCACTGTCTGGCGTTATGGAGGGTCTGAACGCCACGTTCTCCCCCATTTCGGTGCCCCTTGCCGCAGGTTCCGCAGCCCCCGACACCAACCAGGAGAAGTGGCTTCAGGATAATGAGCTGATTCACTCCGTTCCTGTCCTCGGACAGACTGGTGTTGCCCTGGCCGAAGGTGTTATCGACTGGGCCAAGGGCGTCAACATCATCGGTATCGGAAACCGTGAGCTGACTGCCAGCCAGAAGGAGGACTTCCGACAGGCCGGATACGATCCGGAGTCCAGGAAGTCGCGGTACGCCTACTACTACCAGCAGTTCAACGGCCACCGTAACCCCGTTTCCGAGGACGAGGTGAATAAGCTCAAGAATGAGTTCAGCCCGCAGAAGGTCGATATCGTTCGAGAGTTGGTCACGTCCGGGTACTTCGATGATCCAGTGAGGAATCTGCCAGGTCTTTCTCCTGAGGCTCAGCAGTTCGCGCGGAACCTGTCGACCCAGGGGCAGGATTCCCCTGATGGTCAGCTCGTACGGAAGATGCAGGACACCTCTGGTCTTTCGTATGGTGGTAAGCTGGCAGACCGTTTCAACATGGAGATGGGTTCGAAGTCCCGTATGGTGACTTCGGCCGTCGGGGATCTCGCTACGTTCTGGTTCATCGATCCTCTCACCATCGCTGGTGGTGCGGCAAAGTCAATCAAGTACGGACTTCAGGGTGTCGACGCATCCAACATCGAGAAGGTGGTCAAGGCTCTCGCTGCGTCTGATGACACCTTCCGTCCTATCGGTACCAACGCCAAGCGATTCGACGACGTTCTTCGTCAGGTTGATACGAACTACAACCTGATCAAGGAAGGTAACCTCAACCAGGCGGCCAAGAACACGGAGAAGTTCCGGCGTCTCCACCCCGATATGATGGGCATCTACGACACCCTTACCGCCATGCGGTCGGGGTCGATTACCCGTGTCCGCGCGCGGGAGTCCGCCGAGCAGTTGCGCGAGGCAACTCAGGCAGGCAAGGCCAATCGTCAGGCCCAGCCCTTCATCTTCGATGCGGCGGAAGTTGGCAAGGAAAAGCCGGTCTGGCAACTGACCAAGAGTTCCAAAGAAATTGCCAGCCCTGAGGCTACCGCTGCCGCCCGTGCACAGCTCGCTGACCAGCTTGGCGATTTCATCTGGTATGAAGCCATCACTTCGGGCCGCCCGCTGTACAACGGGAAGATGCTTTTGCCCGGCCAGGTCGCGGTCAACCGCCGGGTGCGGCAGGCTATTGCCCCTATTCGTGATGCGTTCGGTAGGCAGGATGGCAAGTTCGCTAAGTTCCTGAATACCCAGAAGCAATCGATTGACGACCTCGATGGTGATGTGATCTCCGACGCCCTCGGTCGTCAGGACATCCTGACCGACAAGACGGCTCAGGAGTGGGTGAAGCGCAACTACACAGGCCAGACGCTTTCCCCCACCTTCGGTTTGCACAAGGCGTTCGGTAAGGGATGGAGGTACTTTGAACAGTCCTTCTCCAACAAGACCATCAACTTCAACTCACCAGAGTCCACGGAATTGTTCCGACGATGGGTTGTGCAATTCCTGCCTAAGAGGCATGCGTACGCTCTCGTCAATGAATTCTCGAATGCTAACCCTGCTGGACGTTATGGACTCTGGCAGCAGACTGTCGTCGCCTCCCTCAATGCCTCCGGGATGAGGAACACTCCCGCCGCCAAGCGGATGTACGACCAGCTCACCAAAGGTATCGTCCCCGCTGATGATGCATTCGGTCGCTTGGTCGGTCCACTAGAGCAGTACACCTCCCCCGCCCTGAACACCATTCGTGTGGGTGACGCTCAGTCGGCATCTGCCGTGCACGCGTATCAGCTTTCCGAAGGTGTTCAGCTTCCCAACCTGCGTGAACTTCGTAGGCTTATGAACCGTACCTCAATTCTTGGGTACGCCGCTGGCGCGCTGAACAACCAGCTGTTTGACAGCATCACTCGGGTGTGGAAGGTGGCGAAGGTTGCCAACCCCGCCAACATGGTGCGGCAGG